TGCTGTAGCCAAGTGCCGCAAAGTAGGCGCTAAGAACTGGGGTAACAAAAGTGGCCGTAAGAAAAAGTAAGAAAGGTGCTGCCCTTAAGAAGTGGTTTAAGGAGGAGTGGGTAGACGTTAAGACAGGCAAGCCCTGTGGACGTAAGTCTGCTAAGAAGGGTGAGTCTAAGCGTCCTTATCCCTCCTGTAGACCTAAGAAGGTTGCTGCTAAGATGACTAAATCTGAAAAGGCTTCTTCTGCACGTCGTAAAACAGGACCTGCTAAAATTAAACACGCCGTCACAGCTTCTGGACGTAGAAGAAAAACTACAAAAAAAGCTTGACATTCTTTTAAAAACATGATATAATAATAATATAGTTAGACAACTTTAGAGAAACTTATGACACCCGAGCTTGAAACTTATTTTGACAATTACAACGAACTCTTCAATTCTGAAGGTTTCAAACAACTCGTACAAGAGCTTTCTAGTAACGCAACACAGTTAGCAGATATTCAAACAGTAAAAGATCAGGAAGATTTATATTTCCGTAAAGGTCAAGTAGCTGCTTTTGCAACTGTTATCAATCTACAAGGTACTATTGAAGCTGCGCGTGAACAAGCAGAAGCTGAAGATCAAGAGCCTGTAGATGTTTAAAATATATGATTTTCGTTGTCCTAACGGACACGTTCATGAAGAATTTGTAGAATCTACTATCACAGAACATAGGTGCAAAACCTGTGGTGAAGTTTCTACAAGGATGGTATCTGCCCCGTCATTTCACTTAGCTGGTCATGATGGTTCCTTTCCGGGAGCGCACATGAAGTGGGTGAAAGAACACGAAAAAGCAGGTAGAAAAAAGTCTCCACAATGATAATGATCACGGAGTTTAATAATGTCAAGAGCAATGATGATTGATCCACAACCTCAAGAGGAAAACGTGGACGCCATTGAACAAAACGAAGTACAGCAAGAAACAGAAGTAGAAGAGATTCAACACGAAGAAGTTGAGCAACCTCAAGAATCTGAAGTAAGCTTACCCGATAAATATCAAGGTAAGTCTTTAGAAGATGTAGTTAAGATGCACCAAGAAGCTGAAAAGCTTTTAGGTCGTCAGTCTTCTGAAGTAGGCGAACTTCGTAAAGTCGTGGATGATTACATTAGTAGTCAAACACAATCAGCACCTCAACCACAAAATGTTGAGCCTGAAGACGATATAGACTATTTTACAGATCCTCAAGCGGCTGTCAACCGTGCTATTGAGAATCATCCTAAGATACGTGAAGCTGAAGAATACAGTTCAAACTATAAGAAGCAGTCTGCTCTTGCGGAGCTTAGTAATAAGCACCCAGACATGCAAGAGATTTTAGGCGATCCTAAGTTTGCTGAATGGATTAAAGCTTCAAAAATTAGGACTCAGTTATTTGTAGCAGCTGACCAACAGTATGATGCTGACTCTGCTGATGAACTCTTCTCACTCTGGAAAGAACGGAAGCAAGTTGTACAGCAAACTGCTAATGTTGAAAAACAAGAGCGTAAGCAACAACTCAAGGCAGCTAACACAGGTAACGCACGAGGCAGTGCTGAAGGAACACGTAAAAAAGTATATCGCAGGTCCGACATTATTAAACTTATGAAAACGGACCCTGAGCGTTATCAAGCTTTGTCAGAAGAGATACTGACAGCATACGCAGAGGGTCGAGTCAAATAATCTAGGAGATTGACATGGCTACTGCAACTTATCCGGGCGCAGCTGGTAATACTGCGAAGACTGAAGCGGCTACTTTTATTCCAGAAATCTGGAGTGATGAGATTATTGCTGCTTACCAAAAGAACCTGAAGATGGCTCCTCTTGTCAAAAAGATCGCAATGTCTGGCAAGAAGGGTGACAAGCTTCACATCCCTAAGCCTGTTCGTGGAGATGCTAACGCTAAAGCGGCTGATACTGCTGTTACTATCATCGCTAACACTGAAAGCGAACTGACTGTTGACATCGACCGTCACTTTGAGTATTCACGTCTCATCGAAGACATCGTAGAAGTACAGGCGCTTTCTAGCCTCCGTCAGTTCTACACTGAAGACGCTGGTTACGCTCTTGCTACTAAGATCGACACTGACCTCCACGCATGTGGTACTGGCTTCGGTGACGGTGGCGCTGTTGTATTTGGTGCAGCTCCAACCGACTACCAACACAGCGGATGTTTCTTTAACGACAACGGTACAACTACTCAGTACACCGACGACACTCTTGTAGCTGGCGACGAGTTTACTGATGCGTTTTTCCGTGACATGATCCAGAAGTTGGACGATAACAACGTCCCAATGGAAGATCGTGTACTCGTTATTCCGCCTGCAACCCGTAACGCCATTATGGGCATTGATCGCTACGTGTCTTCTGACTTCGTATCTGGTCAGTCAGTCCAGTCTGGTCTTATCGGTAACCTCTACGGTGTAGACGTTTACGTTTCAGCTAACTGTGCAACTATCGAAACTGCGGCTCAAAATACTGCGGCTTCTGTTAATACTCGCGCGGCTATGTTGTTCCACCGTGACGCTATCGTTCTTGCAGAACAAATGTCTGTACGTTCGCAAACTCAGTACAAGCAGGAGTACCTCTCAACTCTGTACACGGCTGACTGCCTGTACGGTGTCGAAGTGTACCGTCCTGAAGCTGGTTTCGTTCTCGCAGTACCATCTGCATAAGAAACTTTCGGGGGGTCTTCATGGCCCCCTTCTTCTTCTCTACTTCTTTTCTGCAATAGGAAATACGGATGTCTAACTACACTAAAACCACAGATTTTCAGGCAAAAGACTCTCTTCCTGCAGGAGACTCTAATAAAGTCATTCGTGGTTCAGAATTTGAAACTGAGTTTGACAACATTGCAACCGCAGTAAACTCTAAAGCTGATACCGCAAACGCAACACTAACCGGCACAACTACTTTTGAAACTATTTCTGACGGTGTTATCAACGTCACTGCCTTTGTCGATGAAGACAACATGGCATCTAACAGTGCAACTCTGGTTCCTACACAGCAGTCCGTAAAATCTTACGTTGACTCCCAGATCACTGCTAACAACGAATTATCCGAAGTATTGTCTAACGGCAATACAACGGGCGGCTCTAACATTTCCTTTGGTGACAACGATAAAGCAGTCTTTGGTGCTGGCTCAGACTTACAGATTTATCATGATGGTTCTTCTGGTCAAAGTTTTATAAAGGAAAGCGGCACAGGTCACCTTCGTATCCAAGGCTCAGAATTACTGCTTGAAGCTACAAATGGAGACAACTTTTTACGTGGTATTGAAGGTGGGTCATTGCGACTCTATCACGACAATTCACAAGTTCTACAAACTAGCTCCACAGGCATCGACGTAACTGGTAACGCTACATTTGCTGACAATGGCAAAGCAGTGTTCGGTGCTGGCTCAGACCTACAGATTTACCATGATGGGTCTAATAGCTTTGTAACAGACGAAGGTAACGGCAGTTTATATTTGCGTGGCTCTAGTCAAGTTAGGGTTGAAACGCCTGCCGGCGAAAACATGGCTATCTTTAACGATAATGGCGCAGTATCGCTACGTTATAACAATGCTAAAAAGTTTGAAACCACCTCCACAGGCATCGACGTAACAGGTACTGTGACGGCTGATGGTTTGACTGTTGATGGTGTTGCTAATTTCAATGCAAACAACATTAATTACACAGGGTCTTCTCCTCGTATTAATTTTTATGAGAATGACGCTACTGATTTAAACTCTCAGCTAATAAATACACTTGGCGATTTCTTCATTAGAACCGTTAGTGATAATGCAGGAACAACTACTAATAGGTTTAGTTTAGACCACGCTACAGGAGACATCAGCTTCTACGAAGACACTGGCACGACTGCGAAGTTCTTCTGGGATGCCAGCACAGAACGGTTAGGTCTGGGGACTACCTCGCCAGAACAGCCAATTACGGTTGGCGATACTTCAGACTCTCAGAACTACATTCAAATAAAAACCAGTGCTACTGGCGCGGCAGGACTGTTGTTCTCTGATGGTGCGTCAACTAACCCTGCGGGTTACTTATATGACCATGCTACAAATAGTATGCAATTTAAAGTAAACGGCAGTGAGAAGATGCGCCTCGACTCTGCGGGCAATCTCCTTGTGGGCAAAACCTCTAGCACATACAACACAGTCGGAACTGCTTTAGGTCCAGATGGACGGTCTTTCTTCACTGCTGACGGTTCTTATGCTGGCGCGTTTAATCGCAAAACGTCCGATGGCGATATTGTCTTATTCAGTAAAAATGGCAACACAGTCGGTAGTATTGGTACTGACTTCGATGTTGTCTACCTAGCAAACGGCTCAAACTTCGGCATCCGTGTTGATGATGCAAACAACGGAGAGCTATTACCTGTTGACACTAGCGGCTCAGGATTAGATGCCTCTGCTGATTTAGGCAGGTCTGTTGTTCGCTGGAAAGACCTCTACCTGTCAGGCAATGTTTACGCCAACGCTTTAATACACGATGGAGATAGCAATACTTATGTAGCATTCCTACCTAATAGAATCTATATGGACAGGGGTGGTAACAGAGTTTTTGATGCAGACTCAGGTAGCACAAGGTTTGGTAAACCTGATGGCACAGAAGCCATGCGCATCGACTCAAGCGGCAACTTTGGCTTGGGTGTTGTTCCTAAGTCTAGCTCAAGTCCTACGTGGCAACACATTCAGTTTGGAGGAACAGGCAATTTAGTTTCTAGAAAAGCAGACGCAACAGTTGATGCTATGTTTGCGTCGAACTACTACGTCAACGCCAGCGAACAGGATTCTTATATCACTACTGGTGCGGCGGCACGTATGTTTTTTAATGACAACGTGATTAGATTTGACCAAGCGGCTAGTGGTACTGGTGGTTCTGTTATTAGCTGGTCTGAAGCCATGCGCATCGACTCAAGCGGCAACGTCGGTATTGGAGCCACCGCTCCCGGTGCGAAGCTCGATCTTTCCGGAACAAATCGTGTTCAGTTGCGTACTGATGACAGTTTCCCAGAAATGCGTTCTATGAATACAACTGGTTCAGCATTTAAGGAACTAGGACTTAACGGGTTAGACCTTCGGTTTTTAATATCGAACACGGAGAAGGCTAGACTGGATTCGTCGGGCCGGTTAGGTCTGGGTACTAGCAGTCCAGAGAAGGCTTTGCATATTAATTCTGGAACTTCGAATATTGGAGTCCGTGTTGAAAGTTCAGATGCTACCGCTTCTATTGAGTTTATGGATAGCGGAACTACGGGTTCTCTGCAATCTGCAAGAGTCGGTGGAATTAGTAATGACTTCTTTGTGCAGACAAACGGCACAGAACGCATGCGCATCGACTCTAGCGGTAGAGTTTTGGTAGGCCAAAGTAGCAATACAGGCTCTGCTAATGCAGATAATCTTGTTGTTGGAACAGGAAGCGGTAACAACGGATTAACCATTCTTTCTGGCACAAGCAACGGCGGAACACTAGCCTTTGCAGATTCTGACGCTGATGAAGATGGGTTTATTTCGTTTAATCACGCTAGCCAATTTATGCAGTTTGGAACAGCGGCTAGTGAAGCCATGCGCCTCGACTCTAGTGGTCGGTTAGGTCTGGGGACTAGCAGTCCAGCTACGCCTTTACACATAAGTACTAATGTACAAGCTGTAGCGCAATTAGAAAGCGCACACGCTAATGGTTCTTATGCAATTTGGGCTGTAGGCGGTACTAAGTTTGGAGATGTGGGTTCTAATAAAGGAATTTCTGGGTCAGGTAATA